GCTGAGAACATGTTTATTTGGAACCTGCAAAAGGAGTATCTGAATGGACGAACCGAATCACCGCTACTGTGGGGATACGAAACCTTCAAGGGAGGGTGGCTCAAGATCTACAACAAGATCGGAATGATGAAGTTTCAATCTGGAATTTCAACTGACTGGTCCGGATTTGACCATCGAGCATCCCATGAGGTCATCGACGACGTTCACAATATGTGGCGATCGTGGTTTGACTTCGATCAAGGTTACGAACCTTCAATCTCGGACACTTTCGACTATAGTGAATCTAAGACTGAGGAATGGAAGATACAGAACCTCTGGACATGGATGACCAACGCAATCAAGCATACACCAATACTTGGCAAATCAGGTCAATTCTATCAATGGAAATACAACGGCATAGCATCCGGATTCCAACAGACGCAACTGCTTGACTCATTTGTCAACGCAATCTATCTTCTTACTTGTCTAAGTGCATTAGGAATTAACATTGAAGCTGACGGCTTTAATCTGTTTGTCCTAGGAGACGACAGCCTCGTTACATTTAACGAACGGCGCATCGAACAAGACGGTTCGAAATTCATCTCAGCACTATCAAAAGAAGCACTATCTCGCTTTAACGCAATACTCTCGACTACCAAGACTAAGTTCGGTACATCACTGAACGACCTCGAAGTATTAGGCTATGGCAACAACCAAGCTATGGCGAAGCGTAGCGAAGCAGAGCTGCTTGCAAAGCTGCTCTATCCCGAAAGACCAAGAACACTAGGTCAACTCGCATCCGCATGCGTGGGAATAGCAACCGCATCAATGGGTTCATCACTTCACGTGTACAATACATGTAAGAACGTTTTTGAATTTATTGTTCATTCTATGAATATCGAGATCCAATTAGACCCCAATCTTAGGGCGTACTTTTACCTCAACTCGGATCTTTGGTACGAACTGATGGAGACTGGAACTTTAGAGTTCCCTTCATTCGATCAAGTCCTATCACAAAACTTTGACCACTCAAAACGGACGAAGGCTCACTGTGAAAGACTATGGCCAACAGAACCCCGTGGAAACGGATTTCATTTCATTTGAATCTACAAGGCTAGAAGCCAATTCGTTTTATTATCAACCTCTTGACGAGGGATTGTAAAATAGATAAATATCTAAAAAAA